CGTGTCGCCGTTAAGGTGTGAGCACAGACCCTCTGGTAAGTACAGCTCAAGAAGAGTAAGGGGCAACCCTTTACTGTGATTCCGAAGATACACAACATCAGGTGTGCCCCCCTTCTCAGTAGAAGACTCTACATAAACATAGAACACATTGGGGTTTAGCTCTACGTCAGATGGTTTAAAATGAGTATAAAAGAGTAGACTCATACAACGCTTTCTACTTTATGTTTAGTGTACCAAGCCCCCGGACGAGACTGTGCTCTTGATGTAGCTTTGGGGGCGTACACCGCATCAGGCCAGCATTCATTCTTGAATCCACAGAAGGAACACGATGTACACATTACTCGATTACCTGTAGGCTTTCCCTTGTGCATCTCGCGCTCATCCTTGAATCCACGAGTAAACTCAGGGTTAGACAGAAGGTACTTGGCTCGTGATAGGGCATCTTTCATGTACGCCTTGCGATCAGCTTCCTGATCTTCAGGTACTTCACAGATAGTCCACTCACCGCTGTTTTTGTTTACGACAATCCAACCACCAAAAGGAAGATCAACAGCAGTAGCGTACAAATAACCTTGCATAATGTACCCAAACGCATCATCCGCTTTGATCTTTTCGTACCCGCCGAAAGAACCGAATTTATGGTTAAAAGCGAAATCAGATGCCGACTTGATGTCCCATACTTTCGGCCCCGTCCCATCATCCATGATAAGATCGAGCGTACCCTTGATAATAATGTCCTCTCCAAGATTCAACTCCACTGGTTTCTGTATATCAATGATGTTGGCACCAGAAAGGCGCAAAGACATTATAGCTATTGCTTCAATCAGATCTCCGAATATGAATTTCATAAACGTGCTGTAGTCCATGACCTCTTCTTTGCCACTCAACTGCATCTGCTGTTGGCAAAGCGGACGGCCTAATCCTGACATACGTATGGTTGGTTCACCGCGACGAGAGAATTGCTTGTCGATAGCTGTTGCACAAGCCTCAACAAATTCGTCACGAACGGTTTGGGGGAGATTGACTCCCCCCCTCGCCGCTTGCTCTAAGACTAGCTGTACACTAGGCAGCGTCAGCATCGTCAAGCTCCGCCTCTAGAGAAACGTCAATGGCGTCATCTGCTAGTTTCGTAGCGTCACGAAAGTTCTCAAGGATTCTTTCATTCTGTGACTTAACAGTCTCAATGAACTTCTTGATAGTTTCCATGTCATCTGCAGAAAGATCTGACAGATAATCAACCTGTGCAAAGGTTGGTGTCCAGTAGGTCACTGATCCTGCTTTATTCTTCTTAGTACCGATCTCAAAGACGGTTTTCTGCATCAGTTTCTTCTGACGGGTAATTCCATCAATAGCTTCACGCGATGGGCGGAAACCTGACTTCTTGAAGTACGCAACAACAGGGGTATTATCGAGTGTTACTTCTTCGCCCGTGCCATTCTTGGCAGTTCCGCTTACAACTCCGTACAGGACGAGGTTACAAACAACCTGCTGACTGATCAACACGCGAGGGTCAGACGGGTCTAAGCTATCTGCTTCGTCTTTGTTGAGACGACCACAGCGCTCGGTACCTGTACTGTCTGGGAAACGATCACCCAAGCTCTGACTCTGGATGGACTGGCTGATGAAACGGCCTTCCTCTGAGTCGTATAAGCTGTAGGTGTACATGCGAGCAAATGGGCGGAAGTTCAGCTTATCTGCATAAACAAACCCACCGTCAAGCATAACGCGCCATGCACCACGAGGCAGTGTATTGCCCTGATCGTCTTCAGCTTCGTAATTGATGCTGAGACGAGCAAGCCCAGAAGACGAACCAGTCTTTGGGCCATAGGCTTGGCCTGTGAGAGCCATAAGCGCTTCTTCATCAAGATTTTCTAGATTGATATCATCGATTTTCATTAAGTCAGTCATAATGTATTCCTTTCTATGACTTGTTAGCCTTACCATATTAAGGGTTGACGACAGTCGTGTCAAGCCAATTTTTACCTATTTTTAATTCAATGTCGATGGGCATGTCGTACTCAACACCGTAACGTCTTGAAGTCTCACGGGGAATCGATAACATAGCCTCACGCATTAATTTTATGCACAGGTCTTCTTCACTGGGGTACACGTCCATGACAATACTGTCGTGTACCGTATTGCAGATGACGCTGTTAAGTTTGTGCTGTTTAATCAATCTGTTAAGCTCAATCAACGCACAGGGTAGCAAATCACCTGTAGCAAAGCCCTGTACGGGGTAATTGCAGATAGCGGTACGGTTTGTCGCAGTGCCCCACTTAGTCCATTTGGTGTCAGGGAAATGGTACTCACGACCAGACGGAAGAATGATCTTCTTCTTTTCCACAGCATCTTTCTGTAGTTTGTCGTGCCACTCGGTAACACTAGCGTACTTTTCCTTGAATGCTTGGTAGTAGCGCTGTTGGGCGTCAGTGCCCGTTACACCGCCATACAGTGGCTTGAAGGTGTGGGCTTTAGCATCCTGCCTGCTACATCCGATAACGCTGGCTGTATAGCTGTGTACGTCCGTCCCTTGCTTAACGTCAGAGTATATCCCAGAGTCCCCAGAAAGGAAGCCTGCGACCCTGAACTCGAGTTGGCTATAGTCCCCCTCCAGAATGCTTCCCCCCTCCCAGCGGCTCTCTACGACCTTCCTGATGACGAATGTAGAGCCACGTGGCATGTTCTGGAAATTTGGATTACGGGAGGACAAACGACCCGTAGCAGTTACACATTGCATGAACTCGGGGTGAATGAACCCATGCTTGTCCAGATTGTTGTACATACCATCCACAAAATTTGAAAGGTACGTGCGGATAGCAGAGTATCGAATGTACGCCTCGACGAATTCCTTAGCCTGTCCTTCTAGCTCGGGTAGCCGTTGCTCGAGGGTATCCTTATCTGTCTTGAAGCCCCCTGCCGCAATGTCCATGACGCCACGAGGACTGAGCTTGAATCCTGCCGTCTTGCCTGTACTGACATAGGTCATGCCCACACCGTTACAAGGTTTGCAAAGCCGCTTCTGGGAGCTGAGAGTACCATCCTTCTTCATGAAAGATACTCGGCCTTGACCTGAGCACTTGCTACACTGGGAGCCAATCGTACGGCGCAGTACGGTGGTGTTGTCACTCACTGCCCGCTTGAATTCGGTTTGCTTCATCCGCGCTCGCATCTTCTGCTTCTTGGTAGCGCCCCGCGTTTCGGTGCCCAAGTTGAACAGAACCTTCCAGACGTTTTTGTTATTAACCTTGCGGGAATAGAACAGCATCGATCTGTCATCGGGGCTATCCAAATTGATAGGGGTATCACCCATAGCGGCTTGTGCCATTAGCCGTAGCTTGAGGGTAAGGTCAGCCTGCTCCTGCTCAAATTCTAGTTTTAGTTGATCTAGGCTTTCCCTGTTTATCTTAATGCCTGCTCGCTCGATGTCACACAGCACATCGGTAAGCTCACAGGACATTTTAAATGTGGGTACGAGACTCATTGTATATTCTCTCCAATGTTGTGCCAAAGGCTTCTGCTTGTTTGATTGCAATCTGTTCAGTACCGAGTACGTCAGCCTTGCCGTATTCTTCTACGATATCATACGGTATCTTGTCAAACATTATACCGTCATCTAGATATGGCTTAACCAAGTCTACCTTCTTCTGTTCGACGCCGTACTTCTCAGACAAGGCTTCCAAGTTCAAAGGCCAGCGTCGTGAACCAGCCAAGATGTACTCAGCAACCATCGTGTCGTAGATAGCGCCATTATATTTCCAGCCGCACTCGCGCAACCACATCAGATCGAACTTGATGTTATGTCCGATCAACAGGTCGCACGTGTCAAGTACCGCACTGAATTCCTCGAAGGCTCGAGGTGAAGCTGGTTGCTTGTCATGATAGAAACAAAGGTACTCTACATTCAATCGGTCTATGTACTTGTACCCGAGAGATACGAGCCGTGAACCGAAGAACGGTGAAGGTGTCCAGTTACCATTGGGCTTGTTAGCAGTGGTGGTCTCAACGTCAAATGTAACTATGTTCATAGCTTCTCCATATCGATACGGTCTACCAAGTATATCTCTACACCGATAGCCTTCTGCTGAGGGGAAGGTACTCGATAGATCAAGCTACCGTCACTACGGTACGATTTAGTCTTAACGTCGTACAGTTTAGTTTCTCCTGTCTCAGGATTAACTGCGATCAGGTCAATCAGACCGCTACCTGCTACATTTGTAAATACGTGCCAGCCCTCACGAATGAGTTTTGCAGCCGCAACCATTTCGCTCAATGCGCCTCTTGCGTGTGTCTCGTGCATCAGTAGTAATACCCCCTATTGACATCTATGTGTGTGTTAATTGTCCCATGCCACCCGTTGATCTTGTTTTTAGATATGCACAGGAAGCGCATGAAATTGTCTTCGTCACTATTGCCAGTCTTTCCAATACCGATGATGATGTCGGCCTCACCCGCCTTACCAGTACGGGAGTTGTCGAGCATCGAGTAGTCAATGTGCATACGGTTGTGTGCTTCGTAGCTGGCCTGACTCACAGCCCAAAACATCAGATCACACTTCTTGGCGATCTCACGGGCAGTGACATAGGTTTGCTTCAAGCGCTCATCACCACGATTGAATTCACCGCCGATACGAAACTTATCAAGCTGATCAGCGAATACAACGTCGGGGCGGCGCATACGGCAGAACCGCTCGACCTCTTCAACAGAGGTACCGACTGATTCGATAATCGTAAGGTACGGCTTGATCTCTTTATGATACACCTGAGCGAATGATACCTTACCGCTGATCATCTCATCCTTTGTAGCCCGTAGGTAACTTTGAATGATTCTAATTTTAATCTTGCTGACTGGCTCTTCGTTAGCCCAGTACGCAACAGTCTTACCTTGTCGTATGTATGATGCGGCAAGCGATGCACAGAAGGTTGTCTTGCCCACTTCAGGGCGAGCAAAGATGATACCCAAGTTACCACGAGATGTACCCTGTACATTTTCCTTGATAAGGTCAAGCTCAAAGGGGAAGTCACAGCCACGCTCCTCAATCTCAATTAGTTCCATGAAATCGGCTTCATAGATAGTATAGGTTTCGCTGGAGCTAGTGGTGTGCTCTGTGACACGTTGGATAGCTTCCTTGATATCCGTGAAGTCCAAGTCCGTACCTGTGTAGATATCGATGGCTTTCTCGCCAATGATACGGGCTTGGTCTCGCATCCAGAACTCATGCACGATCTTTTGCTGTAGCTCAAGGTTAGCTTTATCAGACGGGTCTGACATGTCGCTGAACATATCGGCTATCTCATCACGGGTACCTTGTGTCAAAGCAGGGTTGGCTGTGAGTAGCTGTGAATGAACTTCAGCTTTGGTTAGGTTGTACTGGCCTACATCGTGGCAGTCCACAATCGTACGGTATATAGTCTTAGCCAACCCCTCAAACATATCCTCAGATAGTATGTGAGATATCTGGCTATAGAACTCCCTGTGTAGGGCAAACTGGAGTATCTTCATCTCCAGTGACTTTGGTTCGGATGAACTCATCAAGTTTTCCTTTCTGCATGTTCTTTAGATCATCTTCAAGAATGAGCATGTGGACATTGATATATGATTTCAACGTCCGCACAGTTTTCAAGCCTAGCTTGGTAGCGTCTTTGTCCAACGCAACATACACCTTGTCAAACTTCTTTAGTTGGGCAATGTGTTCTTTGAGAAGAGAGGTACCCAGCATTGCAACACCCGTCACAAGATGACTGATGCACGATGCTGAGGCGCAATCTTCCACGAGTACGGCAAGGCGGCTATCCCCTGCCGTAAACATCTGCTTTGATTTGCCGTATCGATACCACTTCGGTTTAGCTCCTGACAAGCTCCTACCTACTGCGTCAACAATATGGCTTCCATGATAGATCAAGTACACGACACGATCTAGACGTTGGTCGTACATGAGACGTACTTTCCTGTTGAGGTACGCATCCATAACCTGTACTTTGTTGAGGTAATTCATAGCGGCCTTGCTTCGAGACACGTCAACGAAAGTATCGGGCAGCTCAAATGAATTTTGATTAAGCTGTTGATTTTGTTTAGGTAACAGAGCCTTAGAAGCAACCGTACTCGATAGCCTGTTCCGTATGCTACCCTTTGCATTGCAGTCGGCATGGAAGCATTTGAATGTAGTGTGCGTCCCATCATTGCTCGCCGCAAATGAATTTCGATGTCCACAGAAAGGGCAATCAGATCGGTATCTGGTACCTGCTTGGATGCCTAAGCTCTCAACATAGTCGTGTTTTGTACTCATGACCCTGAGCTTAATCGAAATGAATTTTGGTGTCAAATAAATTTTTTTCTTGACAGTCGATTTTCTGGGCAGTACATAAAAGGAATTCCCCCCTATAGGGTACCCTATTAGGTATCCCATATAAGGAAATAAACTTCGTTAATATAACCCTATGAGGATAGCATGGCTAAGAAATACATCCACGTTAATCAACACAGAATCCGTAGCAACAAGAAGCATGGTGCGGGAGACCCTGTAATTACAATCAAGGAAGGTAAGATGAACACGTATTGCAATGAAGTCGTGATCAAAGGAGTGAGTGTTGTACGATATGGAGGCAACGATAAACCTCTCTTGTCATGTGGTGCAAGAGTTGTTATAGAGACAGAAGCGGAGATTGAGGTAATCAGATAAAAAAGGGGGAACACCTAC